GCGGGCCGCCTCGAGGGCGGCCCGCAGATGGGTCATGTCCACGGGATCAGGTCGCGTAGGTGGTCGGACGGCCGAACATGGTGATCTGGAACGGCGTCACCACCTTGTCCTGCGCCTGGCCGGTGGGCAGGCCGGTGAAGCCGATGTAGCCCGTGAAAACGACCTTTTGCGCGTTGGCGAAGGTGATGCGGATGCCCAGCTGCGCCTTCGCATCAGAGGCGGCCTTGAGCGCAGCGAAGCCGGCATCAGCCACATCCCACACGCACGAGCCGCTGAACACGATGGGGCTGGCAGCGCCCGGGATCTGCTTGCGGACGTTGTCGTGGATGGTGGTCACGTCGATCTGGTCGAAATCGCCGCCGGAAACCTGCACATCGGTGACGATCGACAGGGTGGTGCCGAAGGTGATTTCCTGAACGCCGCCCGAGGTGTAGGTGTCGTAGGCGGTCGTGTTTTCACCCTCAAGCTGGAAGGTGTTGGCGACAGTGTCGGCACCGGCCACGCGGAAAATGCGGCCGTCGATCTGGTACATGCCCTGCGCCGCCATCAGCACCCAGTCGCTGTTGGCAAAATTGTCGCTACCGACGTAGGTGGCGACGCCGGGGTTGGCCTTGGTCACGCCCGAGACAGACTGCGACGCGCTGATGGCCGATTGCACTGCGATTTGGACGTTACTCCAGAGCGATACGTTTGGCATGATGCACTCCTTTTGGGGACGATTTAAGACAAGACATCGGGTGCATCCGCCGCGGTATGAAGCCGCGCCAGATACTCGATTTCAATCTGGCCGGCAACTTGCTCGCCGGCCTCGTAGGTCATTTCGCTGCGCTGGTACCAGAGCTGCACGGACCGGCCATCCACGGTGAGCGGGGTGGCCAGCGCGATTTCGACTTCCTTGCCGATCTGGTCGAGGGTGTCTTCAGGCACACTGCCCGCGGCGACCATGCCGTGGATAAACACCCGCACCGCGCGCTCATACAGTGCAGGCGCGTGCACGGTGATGGTTTCGGCGTCGTCACCCCGGCAGCTGATCACCAGCGCCGGCAAGGCGCCGACCTGCAGCGGGTCCACGCGATGCCCGTGCACCCGGGTGGCCGTCGTGGTCAGCCCCGTGAGACGGGTGGCCAGCGCGGCGCGCAGTTGCTTGCGGACGTGGTCGGCCATGTCAGGGCACCTTGACCAGCGGCATCAGCACCAGGGCGCCGTCGTCCTGCGCCTGCAGGTCGGTGATGCGGTAGACGGTGCCGTTGATGGTCAGGGTGTCGGTGGTGCCCGCGCCGGAAAAATCCGCCGCGATCCCGAGCGCCACCGGGGTATTGCCGGAAATCACGTCCAATTGCAGCAGCGCGTTGCGATCAAAAATGACGGGCCGGGTGACGCCGGTGCCGGTGCCGCCGGCCTTGTAAGTGGCGGCCACAGCAAAGCCGGCGCTGACGTCAAAAAACACGGTCAGGTCTTCACTGAAGGCCATGGCGCTCTCGTATAAAAAAACCGGCGACCACCAGGGCCGCCGGGTGTGTTCCCGGGAAGGACCACAAACCGCACTAAGCGGCTTTGCGGAGCCGCCCCTGTTTGCTCAGCCAGTCCACGATCAGCATCGCGATGCGCTCGGGCCGCGCGGCCGCCTGGCAGGCTGCGGCCATGGTCACCTGGTCGCGCCCGCAGAAGTGATACGTCGGCGGGTGGATGCGGTGGCAGGGGTAGCAGGCCAGGTTGACCGGCTCGACCGCGGCGCAGTTGACCCAGTCGCGGGTCAGGTTTTGATGCGAGCTGTGCGACAGCGTGATGACCTTGAGCATGGGCTCGAAGGCGACCGCGTTGGCGATCAGGCTCTCGGTGGCCACCACGGCGTCGGCCAGCAGCGTGTAGGCCAGCGCGGCGCGCACGGGCCACTCCATGCCGACGACGATGCCGTAGGGCTCGACGCCGACGACCTTGTCGTCGCGCAGGTCGCCCAGCACCAGGCTGTAGATGCCCTGCTCGGCCAGCAGCTCCATCAGGCGCTGGCTGTGCGGCCAGTATTTGACCGGGCCGCTGCCGCAGGGGTTGATCACCACCACCGGGCCGTCGAGCATGGCGCGCATGTTTTGCGCCCAGGCGGTTTCGTCGGCCGTCGGGTAAAACTTCTGGTGCCACTCATGCGGCACGTCGGCGTAGTCGTGCACGGCCTGCAGGTAGTTGCCCGCGGCGAGCCGGTCGCGCGTGGCCTTGCCCTGGAAAAACTCGTTGCTGGTTTCGTGGAACAGCATGCGGTTTTCCACCGAGCCCAGCAGGTCCACCCACTTGTGGCCATCGCGCGGGTCGAAGTGCTGCGCCTGGTGGCAGCGCCAGGCGAGGAACTCCGTCTGCGACAGCGCGTTGTCGGGCAGCCCGAACACCTCATCGATGTTCGGGTCGTGCTTGAGCACCTCGGCGCCGTGTTTCGAGGCGTAGAGGGTGACGTGGTAGCCCTGCTGCTTCAGGTGCCAGCACACCGAGCTGGCCCACAGCGCATCGCCATGGCCGCCCACGCGCACCACGCCGGCCCGCTTGCCGGTGACCGGCGGGGTCACCACTTGGCCGATGCCCGGCTTTTCCTTGCGGTAGATCTGCAGGAAGCTGTATTCGCGGCCTTGGTTGCGCTCCTGGTTGACGCGCAGGGTCCAGTCCGGCGCGATCTCGCGCAGGATGGCCTCGATGTCCGCCGGCACGAAGTCGTGCTGGTGGTCGGGGTTGGCGCCAGGCTGCCCGATGTTGGGGTAAAAATCCTTGTGCGGCAGGTAGAGGATCAGGTGGCCGCCCGGGGCCAGCACGCGCCACCATTCGGCCAGCGCGCCACGGGCATCGGGCATGTGCTCGAGGGTGTGGCTGCTGAAAATGCACTCGGTGCTGTTGTCCTTGAACGGCAGCCGGGCGCAGTCCTTGACGATGAAGTCGGGCCTCATCTCGACGCCGAAGAGCCCGGTGTCTTTCAGGTTGTCGATGCCGATCAGGTGCGGGAATACCTTGCTCGGCCCGCAGCCGATGTCGAGGCCGCTCTGGCCGATGTAGGGCAGCACGTCGCGCGCGACCTTGGCCGCTTCGTCGCCCTGCGGATCTTCGAGGCGCCAGACCATCAGCGGCCTCCCTTCGTGGTGCAAGTCGTCATGTGGATCTCCCGGGGTTGAACAACAAAGGCATAAAAAAAGGGCGCCCGAGGGCGCCCTTTTTGGTGCGACGGTCTGCGCCGTCTGTGTCGTCTGCGATCAGTTGCTCAGCAGGTCCTCGATCTTGGCGAAGGCCGCCGGCTGGCGGATCACCATGTCGCTGAACTGGTTGAGCGTGATCTTCACCTGGCCGGTGTCGGCCTTGGTGAACGGGTCGACGATGATGTCCGGCGCGCCGAACAGGCCGACCACGGCCATCGACCAGTCGGACGAGAAGATCGCCGCCGAGCAGATGGTGGTGCTGGTGCCCTTGGTGAGGTTGTTGGGCATGTTGTTGGTGATTTCAGCGCGGTAGCCGTTGAGCGGCTGCGCGCTGTTCTGCCAGATGAACGGCAGGTTGGTGCCCATCTGCGTCTGCTTCAGGCGGCCGCGGGTGCGGGTGTTGATGACGTAGCCCGCGAGGCGGTCCGGCTCGGCGTTGCTGTTGGCGCAGGCGGACTCGAGGTCGACGAAGTGACCCCAGGTCGGCGCGAGACCGTTGGCGCCGGCGGTGGTGCTGCCGATGGTGGTGTAGTTGCGGATGCCGAGGATGTTGGGCGCGGTACCGTTGCCGTTGAACGACTGGTTTTCCAGCTCGACCGCGGCGCTCATCAGCAGGTCGTCGCGGATCATCGACTCCAGCGCCATCGCGGACTGGATCAGCGCCTGCTTCGACACCTCGACGTAGCCGCCGACGCGCTTGGGCGAGAGGGTCGCCTTGGCGGTCAGAGGCTGGGTCTCGGAAGCAGAGCCGATCTCAGTCAAACGGCCGACGGTGGTCGGGGTGGCCTTGCGCGGGATGTCGACGTTGCCGGTGAGGCCCGCCAGCACGGTGGCGCCGAGGCGGCCGACGACCAGGTTGTTGCGCAGGGCATCGATGAAGAGGTCGCCGCGCAGCTCGGTCGGGACCAGGTTGCCGGCTTCAGTGACGGTGCCGACGTTGAAGTCACGCTTCATTGCCTCGTAGGGCAGGAAGAAGCCCTCGGGCGAGCGGCCCCAGAGTTTTTCGAGCGCCTGCGAGCACTCGCGCTCGAAGCCGGCCTTGGCCCAGTCGCCGGTCATGCTGGCGACCAGCGCGCGGCCCAGCGAGTAGCGCTGGATCTCTTTCTTACTCAGGCCGAGATCCATGGCGCTGGTGTCGGTGTGCTGGGTCTGCATTTTCTGCAGGATGACTTCGGTGAACTGCTGCACGCTGCGGCCGTTGCGCAGGGCGTCGGCGATGTCTTCCTGGCCGACATACTTGCCGTACTGTTTGCCCAGGGCGAGGATGGCGTCGCGGCGCGCGACTTCCAGCTCGACCGGGGATTTTTCGAGGGCGGTCGTCATGATGAGGATCTCCGGTTGGGAAGGTTCGGGGTTTTGGTCGG